ATGTGGGAGAGTACGCTGAACAGGATGCAGCGCTCACACTGAAACTCTGGCAAGCCTTCAAGATCCGCATGCGTCAGGATGAAGTCGAATCCATCTTCAACCTCGAAACAGAAGCCTTCCCCGTCCTGCACAACATGACAAGCCGCGGCATCCGGTTTGACCGCAGCAAATGTGAACAGCTAATTGACCAACTAATTGCCCGCGAGAAACAAATCCATAAGGACCTCAAGTCACTCATCGGATCCAACGTCGATATCTGGGCCGCACAAAGCATCGCCCTAGCATTTGACAAGCTTCAGTTGCCCTATGCAAAGACCGAGAACGGCCAACCGAGCTTTACAAAAGGATTCTTGGATGGCTGTGAGCACCCCATTGCCAAGATGATTGTGGAGGCGCGTGAGACCAACAAAACGCACAGCACCTTCCTGCAGCCGTACCTTAACTTCAGTGCCAAGACCGGCCGTATCCATCCGCACGTCAACCAGATGCGCTCAGATGATGGCGGCACCGTTACAGGACGTCTGTCCATGGCCAACCCTAACCTGCAGCAGGTCCCTGCCCGACACGAGATCATCGGCCCCATGGTCCGCAGCCTGTTCCTTCCCGAAGAGGGCGAAATGTGGGCATCAAATGACTTCTCTTCACAGGAGCCACGCCTTCTTGTCCACTATGCTTCTCTGCTCGATTTACCCGGAGCCGAGAAGATGGTGGACGCCTATCAGAACGACCCCAACACCGACTTTCACCAGATGGTTGCCGACATGGCAGGCATCAAAAGGAAAGCTGCCAAGACCATTGGCCTTGGTTTGATGTACGGCATGGGCAAGAACAAACTGGCCGCGCAACTGGATCTGAACCTCGACGAAGCGTCAGAGCTTATCGACCAATTCCACAGGAATGTCCCGTTCCTTAAAGGCACAGTCAATGCTGTGATGAAAAGGATCGAGCATCCCGCATCAGGCGGATCAATCCGCACCCTTCTCGGACGCAAGTGCCGGTTCCCACTTTGGGAGCCGATGGAGTGGGGCGTGAACAAAGCCCTTCCCCGTGAGCAAGCCGTCATGGAATACGGCCAACGGATCAAGCGCGCAGGCACCTACAAAGGATTAAACCGCCTCATCCAAGGGTCTGCTGCCGACCAGACAAAGGCAGCAATGGTGGCTCTTGCTCGGGAGGGGATCATGCCCATGCTGCAGGTTCACGATGAACTGGCATTGAGCGTTAAGACAAAGGAAGAAGCGCAGCGTGCAGCAGAGATCATGGCAACGTGCGTCAACATGCAAATCCCCAGTCGGTGCGACGTGGAAGTCGGACCAAGCTGGGGAGAAGCAAAGTAATCAGCGAATCCGTCCGTTGAGGCGGTCCGCTACCAACTGGGCGTAGCCGGCAATATCTAACCAGTGGTCAACCACATCAGGATTGCCATTGATGATGCGGCCAATCTTGTGGATGATCATATCCAATGACTCCGCCTGATCATGTGCCAACGTCTTATCACGATTGTTCAAGGCATTCTGTACAACACGTTTCAACATCTGCATGACTTCAGCGCCCTCGATGAACTTGCCGTAGTCCACGGCCCGAGCGTCAAGGGTTGCATCCACCTCAGGCATTGGCGGCATCTCAGGCGGCTGCCACGGATCGTCGTACATCTCAATTCCCGTTTGCTTTTGCTTTTGGGAATTATTTATTGCCTCAAGGTACTCCTCGGTTGTAAGCTTTAGCTTATCAGCAATCATTTGTTGTCCCTCTGCCAAAGCAAGAACTTCAGGGGCAAGTGAGATAAGCTGCTCAGACCTCTTGGGGAACACAAAACCTTTTTTCCTCATGGCATTGCGCAGGGCATAGACAGATTGTTTGGTCATGCCGAACCGGAATGCTATCTCGTCAACCGAGGCAGCAGGATGGCTTTCCAAAAACGATTGAGCGCGTTTGGTTTTAGATGGGTGTTTACGTTTAGTTGCTTTCATTTCCGACTTTCTTGATTGTTAAAGATTTCATAATATTTCTTAGGCATGGGTGCCTTCTTATCTAACAGGGCGCGCAGCCATTCCGCGCCGCCCAATTGGTTGAGGATCATCCACTGTCTGTCAGACATCCTCACTTGTCTTCCGATTAGTGGCTCGGGGGGTTTTGGTCTTGGCATGTTCTAATAAATTCCCTGTCGTTACTCGTTTGGTCCAACAGCAAGCGCAAATCCACCTTGCTGCACTCATTTGTATTCCACCCTCCGGTGGCCGTTTCTCTTCGCATTTATTACAAAGTTGTAATTGATGCAAATGCTGCTTGCTTCCAAGCTGCAACTGTTGACTAGAAAAGCTCACGTTTTCATATTCCTTATGTAGACAGCAAAACTGCCTATTGTGTCTGGGCCAAAAGCTTTCATCTTCTCAATTTCCTTGGCTACCTCTTCAAGGACCAAGTTGCGCTGCGTAGACAAGACCCACGGATCCTCTTCAAGCTGCTCAATGACCATCTGGCGCTTACGCCAACCCATGGCCTTCTCCCATATGCTTAGTTCTTTCATGTGTACTCCTTAAAAAACCATTTCCATCTGCGTTTCTTGGCAATCAAAATAAGGCAGTTTTTGGCATACTTTTCAACCGATATACCTATCTTCTTTGCAAGCGCTACTTCAGTGGCCGACAAAGTCATCTTGCCTACCTTGTTTTGGCCCCTTACCTTACGGACTCTCACGCCTTCTCCTCAAACTCATCCTTTATCTTCTGACGATTGATCATGGCCTGCATGGGATCAATATCCCCCATCAGCACTTCAAGCAACAAACGATCTATTGCCTTTAAGTGCTTCTCCGTCATCCCCAATTTAAAACCTAAGTCAAAAAATTGTTTTGGATCTTCAGTCATATTACGTTCCTCGTTTCCTCAAAATAAGTAGCAGCATCCATCTGCACCTGAAAAATCACATCCGGATGCAAAACCCCGCTCAAGTCAACAGTGCTGTTAGGCAAGAACACCGAAACAAGAGTCCATACCTCAGGGTAGTCCGGCTCCAACTTCATCCCAGATATCGGCTCAATCGAGCCAATCTCTTCGGGCTCATACTCGAACAAACACCTGAGCCGTAAACCCAACTCATCACACTCATACAAAAACTCATACTGATTGCTCATCTGTTACCCCACAGTCAAAATTATTAGAAAACCCACAATCACCGACCCCAACGTCACAGGCCACAAGGGCACAGGACGATGGATCGAGGACCATCCCATCAAAGCTGCCTGCACAAGCTCCTCAGACGATGTCATCTCAGGAGGCTTTGGCTGATACATCAGCCCTATCTGTACCTTGCCCGTGTTAAAAGGCGTTACACGCCCGTTTGTGCGGTCAATAGAGATGCATTCATGCGCATTAGTGATCATAAGAAGCTCCCATTTCTTTTTTGGTCTTCAACGCATCACTATAAGCATGCTCAAAGCCTTCCAGAAACTTGTCCAACGGCACATCTAACTCAGCAGTCAAAATGGCCGAGGAGACAAGGCACGCGAACCACGCGTCAGCAGGCTTGACAAAAGTAGTTGAGCAGAAGTTAATCAAAGTCTGCGCATTGTCCATGATCTTTTCGATCTCTTTATCCGGTGTCTCCGGTAATTTACCCATATCACTATCCTTTCTTTGTTAATGAAGTTTGTCAGTGTTTTATCAATGCTGACAGGGTTATTATCAAAGCATACGCAAGTTATGTCAATTACTTAAAGTGGCCTATTTCTTAGGGGTTTTCCCTTGGTTTGGGGGTTTTAGTGTGATACGTTATGGTACTGGGTGGATATACAGTGTGATTTGGTGGGGGGATGATGGGCCGCGGACCGAGGGTCAAAAGGGGTGAAAATGGCTCAAAAAGTAATACTAAGGTTTAGGTGCTATAGACCTTTTAGGGGTAAGGTATGTTTTTTTTTTTATTTTTGTGAGATTTGACGTAATAGACGTAATGCCGTAAGAAGTGAGAGAAATCAATACGTTACGAGCATTCGGCAAATTACGTCTGGGGATTCAGTGTAATATTTCTAGGGGGGCTCCGCGAGATGAAAAGTGAAAAAATAAAAACACACTACACCCTCCAAAAGTTCTATAGGGAGCCCTGATTTGGTTTTTGATTGACTTGGTTGTTGACACGCGATATACTCGTGGTAGTTCTTTTACGGGAGTTAAGCATGGTACACATTGATCAGGGAATAGCCCTGCCAACCAATCGATCCAAATATCCTTTTGGGGATATGGAAGCAGGCGACAGCATCCTGTTTGGCGTGCGCAAGCAAGCAGAGAGTTGTCGTGTGGCTGCCCTTCGCTTCACACGTGTGCATCAGCCCAAATGGGTATTCACGCTGCGCAAGGTGGACAATGGTTGGCGCTTGTGGAGAATCAGCTAATGGCCA